CAGTATACAGCACCATAAGAATTATTAACGGCAGCAGTTCTAGTATCTTTTAATCCGTTTGTCCAATCAAGAGCATCTTGAACTCCGTTCATTCCCTCTGGGGGAGCAACTACAGCTAAAAAGTTTTGAGTAGTTTCAGCTAAAGAAATTAGATTATTCTGCACATCTTGATCATGTATACCAGGAGCAATAGCTAGAGAAATATCAATAACCTCATCATCTAAAGAATACATACCAGTTTTAGGTGTAGTAGCTTGAGAACCAATTATAGCAGCATCTAAAACATCAGTATCAGCACTCATGCCATCAGTACCACCAACTAGGCTATAAGAACCTTCTACTGGCTTGATGAAAGAAGGGGCTCCTTCATAGCTGGTAGTACCACCATTTATATACTGAGAGAAAGCCATTGTTGCTCCAAAGACATTCCCTACATCAGCAGAAGCACCCCAATAAGCAGCAGTAATACCATCAAAAGATATATCAGTCATTGTAGAGCCAGATACCACATAACCTTTAATTCTATCTGATTTTAGATCAGTATCTCCAATATTAATAGCATCCTCAATAAATGCTCCAGCAGTATCTTTTAAAGTGGTACTGAAATTTTCTCTTACTGAACCATCTTCATTAACTGATAAGAGAATTTCATCATCCCCAAAACTTGCAATCTCAATAGAATTACCTATAGTATCTCCTGCACTATTGGTTGATAGATTATAGCCCGTACCTGGGTATAATGCTTCCACATAATAAGCAGGACCAGCACTAGTAGCAGTATTGGGTATACCCGCCCCATAAGCTGTTATAGTAGTAGCTAAAGCACCATTAATAGTACCAGAATGACAATACTCACCTAATACTGCCACAGCAACATCATTGTGGTCATAGGCTGAAACCACAATTCTAGCAGATCCGCCAGAATATGCTCCACAAATAGCTGCTGATACATCTGTTCCAGCAGAATTCACTATAGATCCAGCAAAAACATTAGCATAAGGAAGATTTCCACCAATTACTGAGCGCATAGCTTCATTTGCCCCTGCAACCCCAGTAGTAGCTGTAATACCTGATGTAATAGTGAAGGATTGGGGCGATGCAAATTGAGCTACACTATTGTTATCATAACTTTGAACTTTTAGTGTAATAGAAGAACTGTTAGGTGTGCCCCAACCATTCCCAACAACATCAAAAGCAGAAACAACTACAGTTGGGCAAGCACCAAAAGGAACCATAGCAGATGCAGCAACACTAGTAGAATCATCAGCAGCCCTAACAAAGTAGATTTGGTTTGTTGCTTCTAAAATCTCTAAAGCTCCTTCTAGCCCCTGACCATAAAGACCCTCCGAAGGAGGTCCAAAAGTGGAAATTAGCTGTTGTGGAGAAGTGATTAGAGTAGGTTTATTAGTAGGGCCTTTTGTAGCAAAACCTACAATACCCACTATGGATGAATTTAGCGTTGGAGAATACTCAGATATGTCCTTTTCTACAACATAAACGCCGGGAGAAACGAAGTTTGGCATAATTTATTTCCTATATTGAGGCTATTTTAATTCTTCTGCGACTATGAAGAACTTTAGCTTGATCAGATACTGCACTATCTTTAACCACTACCGACTCTCTGGGCTTTAACCAGACAAATTTTGAGCCTTTAGAGGTTTTTACACATACATTAATGGATTGGTATCCAGTGTTTTGGAGCTTTTTCATAAAAAATTTCCTTCTATCTTATTTACTATACAATAAGGTATTTATTGCTTTATTTTTTTGAAACCCTTATTTTCCTGTTTCCACTTCATACTTAAGTTGACGGATTTCTCCTGTTGCCGTAACAAGGAACCTAGGGTTTGGAATATAGGTTTGAACCTGGATATCAAAAGATTTCCTAATAATTCTCTCTTCTCTATCTCCCACCTCATAGGCTGAATTATCTGCCTCATTAGTCAAATAAGCCTTTGTTTTTGAACTAAAGGGGGTTCTAACAGCTATACTTGGATTAAACATCAACCTTACTTGTTCCACAAGTTGATCTAAAATAGACTTATACTTAGACCAAACATTAATTGTGTAAGTAATATTAACTGGTTTTGGGGCTAAACTAGCCACTCTATAAGCTCTTTGAGAATTACTATCCCAAACCTTCTCATAAATAATCATTGGATTATATCGGTTTCTAGTAGCATCCTCCTCAGAAGTAGCTTGGCTTACAGAAATAACTGGTAGAATAATATTAGTCTCTTGTGTAAGTTTAGCTATTGTCCTCTCAGGATTAGCATGCATACATTTTATAGAAATAATTTCATTTTCAGTATTTATATAAGAAAGATTACTAAATTGATGTATTATAGCCCTTAAAGTTTCTTTGTATAAGAAACTAATGTTGTGTTCTTTTCTAGTAGCCTCTACAATAAAGTCCCTAAAAATTTTATCAGCATTTCTAGCACTTGAAACTGAACTTAAAAATACTTCAGTCCCCATATTATCAATGATATTAACTTCATTCGCCATAAATGCTTCCTCCTATGTTCTCACTATAGTTGGTAAGAGGTGTATTTTGAACATCCCTAGAATCCCGAAGAAGTTTAGCAGAACAAATTAAGTGATAAACTCCATAAGCCTCAAAACTATCTTCTTGAACCTGAAAGATCTCATACTTTTGGTTTTGGAAGTGAGGTTGAATAATATCACCAGGAATAATGGTTCGTCCTATCTTGCGCTCAATATAACTCTTATTAAAAGTGAATAGCTGATCATTTGTTAATTCTATCCCGAACTGAGTTAAATTTTCTTCTAGTACTTTAGGCTCGTAATGACCAAATACTGCAACCCCTTCCCTTGCTATAGGCTTATTCGGAGCTTCCATATAAACCTCATCATACTCTTTGGACTGATAGTACTTGTAGAAATAAAGTTTAGATCCAGATAACTTTATAAGCTCATCATCTACCAAATTAAATAAGGCTCTATCGGGATTATTAAGATCAAAAAGACTAAGCTCGCTTTCTGACATCTCATCTAGATCTACCAGGGGAGGCATATCTATATTAATCTTGTAGTTATCTTTACTCATTTAGAATAATGTGAATGGAATAGGTTCTTCCAACTCAGTTAGAAGTTCTTTATCTAAAATCTCTTTCTCTCTAATACTTTGCTCGATTAATTGTTGTCCATTCAAAGATGCTCCTCCACCAGGGGAAGGTAAAGTTGTATACTTCCCCCTAATTTCACCAAGAATTCCTTTTGCAATAGCCAAAGCATATCGCTGAATCCAATTTCTATACGCTGGATGAATAGTATTAGAATCTAACGCTCTATACTCCAAGATTACTTGGTCTGGAGTTGTTACTGGGGCTGGATAAAGCTGAAGGTATTGATTATTAATTATGTCCCAAGTACCTTCCATACCCAAAATCTTTCTCATCTGCTCCAAGTTACTTTGAAGAAGATAAAAATCAGCTACTCCAAAGTTTTGGAATAAGAAGTTGTCCTGGAAATACTTAATGAAAAAGTCAAATTCCAGAGTTCCAGCCTTCTGCTGAATAGTTAATAAAGTTTTATGATAAACTACATACTCAAGATTATCTAAAATATATGGGGGGATCTCATATATGTTAATCCCTGCTGATGCCCCAAAGGTAGCAAACTGCTTAGTCCACATAGGAGCATGATACTGAAGTTTGGTTACTGCCTCATCTACACAAGTCTTGATTTGAGGTACAGTAAGCTCTACTCTAACTACTGGGTGGCCTAATCTTGCTAGAACAAAATCTTTGACATTTTCATCAAAATGAGATAACTCCGCAGTCTCTCCTAAAGTTCCTACATTAAGTTTATCCCTAGAAATATCCCCCTTTGGAGTTGCATCCTCCAAATTAGCTCCATATGCCGTAGCAAATGAATTTCCGTAACTAAGTACCTGAGGCTTGCCTATCATTGCCATGTTTTACTTCCTTTAGTTTTTCTTTTTTTATTTTTTTAGTAACTTTCTTTTCTGGCTTAGGAGGATTTAACCATACCAAATTAGGATAAGTTATTGGGGTAGGAATTTCTATAGTTTGTTGAGGTCTAATCTCCATAATTACCGATCCAGTATCAATGAGCATGGGAAATCTACAAGTGCTTTTATATTTATACATTTCTACCTACCTTTATATAGGATATAAGAAGAGGGCTGAGAGCTTTATTTTGCTCTCAGCCCCCTGTTTGTTTCCTTAGCTACTAATTAGTAGGCAAGACCAGTATCACTATTAACCGCATTAACCTTAGCGAATGGTGACCACATATAGTTAGAAAGTGGGCCAATAAATCGGATAATCCGATAGTAGCGGTTAGTGGGCTCAATAGCAGCCTTACCATAACGAGTTAGAATACCTTTTCTTGGCTGGAAGGTATGGGGATCCGTAATGGTAGGTAATTGCTGGAGTGGGATATATGGGCAATAAACAAAGCCCGCATCCATTGGACCAGAACCCTTATAACCAATAAGGATTTCGTCAGTTGGATAAAGAGGATCCACAAAGAGATCATAGCGTCCAGCAAACTTGCCCTTGTACTCAATACTTGTATTACCAAAGTTGGTAGGACCATCCTTGGTAGAAATACCACCCTCTAATTTTGAAGCAGACTCTAAGAAAGAGGCTACCATTGGAGAGGTGAGTATCCAGCTACCAGGACCGCGCCATGTAGTGCGGTAGATGTCCTGAGAAGCTAAATTAATGAGCGCAAGCAGGTTTGCGTAGACATGACCCATGTGCTGTGGTGCGCCAGGAAGTGAACTTGCCGTTAAATCCATAGCGAAAACATTAGCACCTAATCCATCATTAGCGGGCATTGTACCCTGATCATATGTCCAAGAAGCAGGAGTAAAAGAGCCTGTTCCATCCATGTTATCAGTGGCACCAAAGTTGTTTGGGTTAGTTCCGGTTAAGTTAGCCTTCCTCCAACCACCCCAGATACCTGAGGGATCATAAGCAAGACCACGAATATCTTCAATAAGCTCACGGTCGATCTCAAGGGTAAGTTCCTTGGAAAGAAGGTCTGTAAGCTCACGCTCAAGATCCATATTGTGATAAGCCTTGAGATCCTGACCGGCCTCGATTGACCAGAGGGCTCGCATCTTCTTGGTGCGAGCTACAACTGCCTGTTGCTCAATATGGAAGTTAATCTCAGGGATAGCACCATCCACAAGTTGCTCACCAGCAGAAACAGACCAACCAAGGATACTGGTTGCAGAAGGCCAAGCAGCAATCTGACCCCCGACTGTGGAACTAAAGCTACCTGTAGCAGCCTTATGACCTATGGCCGAGCCACCCCCCTCACCAATTAAACTTGATAGATCAAAATCACCTTCATCTGCATCTAAGCTTTGTCCGTCTATAGCAGAAGCAACCATACCTCTGTAGGTTAGGTTGTACTGGCTGTATACAACTTGCTCATTACCTGTACCACCACCGTCTTTAGCACGGCTATGACCTAGGTAGAAGATTTGTGAGACTGGGCCTTTCATAGGCTGTACACCACAGATCTTGTTAGCTAGAAGTTCTGGATAAACTCTGCGTACCAGTGGGAATGCAAACTTCTGGAAAGTACCAAGTCGGCCAACGGTAGTACTACCGGCTGACATATCCTCATCAACTCTTTCACTGATGATGGACTTAGCTTGGTTTTCGAGAAGTTGTGCGGTGATGCTACGAGTGTGTGTGTCATCTACGCCTTCTAATACTGGCGACCACTTTTCAACTAATTCTTGTTCAACTAAATTCATTTTTTCCTCTTTTTAGTTATTCATTAAAAGGCATAAAAGCCATTATATCTTCGGTTAAAAACTCATTATTACTTGTAATTTCCTGAGTTTTCTCTAAAGTTCCTAATTCCTCAGAAACTACAATAGCCTTCTCTGAAGATTTAAAAGGCTTCTTTTTAGTCTCCTCCAAACGAACCATTTCGGTTTGGAGGGATTCTTTTGATTCTTCAAGATTATCAACCTTACGCTCAAGTGCGCCAAGTACTTTTTCGTACTTAGAATTAACTTTTAGAGCCTTATTTAGCTCACTAGTTAACACTTGAATTTCCTCTTGGAGGTTTTGATTATCTTGAGATACACAAGCGACGGCATTTTCCTCGTCTTCACCAGAAAGTTCCATCGCCATTAGAGTTTTAATTGCTTCAAAGATTCGTGCATTCTTAAATGTGCCATCCTCTAATTCAAGCTCTCTTTTTGCCTGATCCTTGATTTCATCAATCTTCATACGAAGAAATGCTTGGACCTTCGCTTCTAACATCCTGCTCTGCTCCTCTACCTGCTCGTTAATTACCGAGTTAACTAATTCTGCAATCTCATTAAGAGTTGCTTCAGTTAATCCCTCAGGTAAGAGTTCCGCAATATTTTGTACTTTTTCATTACTCATTAAAAATAACTCCTGGTTCTATGTGTATGTATGATAGTAAGTTAAAACTTTTCAGTTTTTTATTTTTTTTGTTAGTTCGCATCTCCAGCTCGCTTTTGTCTATCTGCTGCTAAATCTGCTTTTACAATGTCTGGGCGTACTGGTTTAGTGAGGTCTAGCCCCCCTCCCCCGGTTAACCGTAATTGAGTATCCCGAGCAGTCTCCCCTGGCCTACCATGTTCTCTATGCATCCTATCTCGCAGTATGGTTAATTCAGTCTTCTTGGTGGCCTCTCTCTTGGCCTTCTTCTTGGCCTTCTTCTTGACCTCAATAAGCGAATTTAGATTAGAATATTTTACTTGAAAATCGGTAGAAGAATTTTCAGAGTTTCTTCCTCTAAACTTATCTACAACCCTTTTTATTAGTCCACCCTTTTTAGAAGAAGTTTCAGAGTTTCTTCCTCTAAACTTATCTACAACCCTTTTTATTAGTCCAACCCTTTTAGGGGCAGTCAGAATTTGGTACGCATGAGGAGTAAGATCAACCCCCCTATCTTTGTCTGCAAACATATCTTTAATATGTTTTGTTATCCCTGGAGCTGATGCCACCCTAGATGGTCGTGTTGCCCTTCTACTTGGTCCCTCTTCTAATCTATCCTTTAGGGATTGAACGAATACTTTCTCTGAGATAGCTTGTTTCATGGTGCGATCATAAATTTCTTTAGTCTCAGTAGACTCTGATAGAGTAGGATAAGCACCCCTAGTAGAAGGATCAGCAACTAAATCAAAAGTTACTAGTTTGAAATCCTCGTTAACATTCTTCGTACCATCTTCCCCCTCTGATAAAGTACCTAATCCTCTGGAGGAGATACCAATACCCACGCCACCCTTAATTAATGCCTGAGCAGTTAGGCCAGCGGGAGTATTAAGTAATTCAGCCTCCCCTAGTACCTCACTACCTTGCATTTTTAGGTTAGTAACTAGGTGAGATACATTAGAAAGCTTAACTGAATCATGAGAAGGATGATCAAGTTCACCCAAAAGTCTACGATTATCAATCATATCAGCAAGCTTTACAACTTCTCTTTCTAATAGGGCTTTAGAATAAACACGCTTATTATTGTTAGCCTCATCAGCTCTCTGGAATATCCCACTAATTTTCATTGTACCTTTGGCCTTAGATTCCTCTAAAACTTTAAGGTTATCAATAATAAATACATCCGTTAATAACATTACTTATGCTCCTTATATTTTTTAAATTTCTTACTCTTACTCTTACCGTGTTTTGAGGATGTGCGAACTCCATAAGCCTTAATACTTGACCATTTAGCTGAAGGAGTAGCACTTCCTGGGGTAAATCCTTTTGCTACTTTGGTATTACCTCCAGCTCTACTCTTACTTCCCCAAGTAGGTTTGGTAATCACATAAAGCCTATTAGCCCCCTTTGTTGAGAATATATGACCATAACTTGCATTAGATTTTAATGCAGCCTTAATAGTAGCATAAACCTTAACTCTAGACTTACGAGACTTAGTATGATCCTTCTTCTCGTCAATCTTGTTATTGATTATTTTTACTATTTCAACCAAGTTCATTTTAATCCATGCTTTCTCTTTACAGCCCTAACACACCTCTCAAATTTAGCAGTCTTCTTTTTACCCGTAGAAGAATGACCAACTGCCCAAGGATTTAATTCTCTCTTCTTCTTCTTTTTCTTCTTCTTGCGCTTAGTACCACCAGACAAGTTTACACCCAAAGCTCCAACCGTTGTCATCTCTTTTAACAATGATTGAGCCTCAGTAATAAGCTCATGTAATCTTAAAGCCATATCCTCTAAAGAAGTTTCATCAGGTTCATTAATTGGTTCCTTAGGTGTTAATGGGATAGCCCCAAGTTCAGATACCTCCTCGTTCAACACCGTAGCCATAAATGAATTTGGCACCTCTACTCTAGTAATGTCCTTCTGTTCTGGATCTGGAGTAATACCCCCAATTGGGGCAGGAGCCTCTCCTGCCTCAATCTTCCCTAAGTCTTCAGATAGAATCTGTTCAGCAAATGAAGAAATAGACTGCTCCATAGCAGACTACTCCTCAGTATCAAGATAACTTGCTAATACTTCTAAATCTTCGCTATCGAGCTTAGATAGGACACCTTCAAGATCACTAATATCTTCCTCGTCCTCTTCCTCGACTACTTCCTCGTCCTCTGAGTTAGATTCTGAGTTAGATTCTGAGTCTTCAGATACCTGATTAACTACAGCCATCATAGAATCTAGATGCTCAAGAATGCGCTCATCAGAAAGATCCTCCTCTAGAGTAGACTCGCAAAGGGGGCAAGTATGAGTTTGAGTTTCAGAATCCTCATCAGAATCAGATGATTCTTCTAATTTTCCCTCAACTTTAGTAGGCTTAACCTTTACAGCAGCCCAAGCAGCACTCTCTACGAGGCTTTGTACATAATCTTTGTCAACATTTAAATGGTTCATAATCTCAATTTTATAAAATAAGGTAAGATTGATAATCAATCTCTAAGGTATCTAGGCTAAAACTTCTTATTAGCGTTATATTTTTATTTTTTTGTTTAACATATA